TTGAAGCTTCATCTCAGCTAATTGAACTTCTTTAACTTCTTCAGTTAATTCAATTCCGCCAATAATTGTTTTGATTTTATTTAACATATCATTTGCTTTCATACTATATAAATGTTTTTTAATTGAACTTGTTATACCTTTTTTTTATTTTTTTTAATTACGCTTGAGTTTTACCTATGCCTTGCGCCCTTAAAGAACCGTCACAACATTCAACTTTATAAGTATTGTCTTTACATAAGCAACCACGCCTACCACCCTTTGGTGATGTTCTGCTTTTTTCTCCTGATGTTAGTTTATTATTTCCCATATCTATTTATTTATGTGTTTTTCACAAGGCATATACCAAGTTTTGTTTTCAAATTCGTGAGTGTGAAATCCTTTACACCCTATATTAATTGCCATTTCTTCTGCTTTCGCTTGTGTGCTATAAGCTAAACGATCATCTATTACTGCATAATCTTCATCTATTACCATAGATTCTAAGTTAATTTCATCAAGTTCTTTTAGTTTGCTTAATGACCACCTTAAACCAGCTTTGCCACCCCACAATAAATAGGATATTGTTCCACAAGCTTTAGTATTGCTTTCGTCATAATACGTTTCTGCTCTGCTTAAGTAGCTATACATTCTTTTTATAGTATCTAAACTGATGTTTTCTTTATTAGCTAATTGTTGCGCCCTTACTTTTCCTACTTGTGTAGCACATTTATTATTAACCTTTTTATTTAGTTCTATGCCACGTTTAGCATTGTTACTAAGCGCATCAGGGTAATCATTATAAGTTTCTAATTCAACTCTTTTTTTTTTAAATAGATTTCTAATTTCTTCTATTTTTTGTTTAGCTTCTTCTTCTTTTAAATCTACTTCTTCAACAACTGATTCTACACTTGCTTTTAAATTAGCTTTGTCAGCAAAGTAACCTTCAATACTAAATCCTTTTACTTTGTCTTCTTTAACATAGTCATTCCATACTTCATCGTTGTTTACTTTCATTGATACCATCCAAGTTCCAACAGGCACATCTAAACCATACATTCTGCTTTTATCTTGTTCGCCTTCTACGATCCACGATTCAACAACAGTTAATCCGTTCAATTGCATATTATGTTCTAAGGTTGTATTGTTTTGATTGCCATTCATAAAGAATAACTCACTTGCTTTACGTACTGTATCAGCAGAAAAATAAACGTAGTATTCTTTCTTTTCATCCTTTCTGTAAATTGGTTTGTTAGGTATTAAAGCCGCACCCATTAAGATACGTTTCTCATCATCTACTTTTGCAAATTTGATTTCTTGTGATTTGAAAGCTAAAAAGTTACTTTCTATTGCTGGTGTTGATACAATACTAATTGCGTCTATTCCAGCTTCTTCATTTTCTTCGTCTAATAAAAGTTCTATTATTTCCATTTTGTTTTGTTTTTAAAAAGTTGCTGTTTCTATTATTGCGTTATTTAATTGTTGTGCTGTTGTTACATCTTGTGAAACTACAAATGCTTGTACAGGTGGTTGGTTTCCTAAAGCTCCAGCGATCTGATTGAATCCTGATTGACCTACAACGTTAAAAGCTGGTGGTTGTGATTCTGCTCCTCCACCTAAACTTGGCGATGGTGGTGGTGTTGGCGTTCCTGGACTCTGAAACTTTTGTGCTGCTATTGTAGCAATCTGAGCAGCCGAAGTAATACCAGCAAATGCAAGTGAAGCAATACCAGCTGGATTAGGAACAGGCCCGATAGCTACAGGTGCTTGTGCTAATGAAGCAGTAATAGCTTTACCAGCGTCAATAACTGCCATACCTAATTGAAGTGCTTTATTAAATTTAAATTGTTTTTTTGCCATTGCTTCCTCTTCAGCACTTCCTTTTTCAAGGTTTTTCATTTTATGAGCAAATACTGCATCACCTAAAGCTTGTCCAGCATTTAACGCTTTTGTTGTCATATCTAAACCAGCGTTAATTGAGCTTATTTGTTCTGCTCTATCTTTTTGTCTTAATTCTTCTAAGGACTCATAATATAAAGTTGCAGCACGTTCTTTTTCGCCTAAAGCTTGTATTTCAATATCTCTTACATCTTGTATTATTTGTATTTCTTGTGCGCCTCTAATTTGTAACCTTTCTATGTTATCTGTTGTGTGTTTTATTTGTTGTAGTCCTAAAGCTTTTAATCTTTTTATTTCTTCATTAATTGCTCTAATTTTTCTATTCTTAATTGCTATTTCACGTTCTGTCGTTTCAGGTAATTTTTTTGCTTGTTCTAATAGTTCTTCTTGTATTGCAATTAAACTTCTTGTTTCTTCAATAGTAGTTTCAGTTCCTTCATTTCCTTCTTCAACTATTACTTTATTATCTTCTAAAGTTTGGTTATATTCTTCAGTTGTAATTCCTAACTGTTTTAGTAAGTCATTTCTTAATTGAGTAGTTTCATTTAAATCATCTGTAGCTATTTTTTCAAAAGCTATAGCTTGACCGTAACTGCTCAAAGATTCTTGCAATCGTATTTGAAGGCCTGTATTACCTTCTAATTTACTAATTTCTTCATTTGCTTGAATTAATTGATTTACTATCGGTAAAGTACTATCAATATCAACTTCAACGCCTTGTCGTTTTGCTGCTGCTTGTAATTCTGCAATTTCACCTAATATTTCAGCTTCCATTTTGGCTTTTGTAATCCTTCTGTCTGCTAAATCTTCTGCCGCTTCTTGTATTTCTTCTTCTTGTTGTTGTATTATAATTTTGTTTACAAGTTCTTCATTTACCTTGTTTATTGCAGTTCTTAATTCTTCGGTGCTTACTTTTTCAGCATTTATGTTTTTTAAATAATCTGGGTACTGTTTTTGCAGTTCTTCAATGATTGTTTTTCTCTCACCTTCTGCTTTTTTCAAATCTTCAGTACTTGTTGCAGTATCTTGCATTACTGAATCTAACTTTGCTAATCTGCCTTCATATTCAAATAATTTTACTTGCTGATCTATTAAAGTATCTGATAATTTATTTACAGGGGTTAAGAAATTTAAAAATGCAGTTGCTGCTTGTACTATACTTCTTGCAATAGAATTAAATATGCCTGTGCCATCTTCAATAGATAATAAGAAACCTTCCCAAGCTGAACCAAGTTTTGTAGTATCACCTGTTAAATTATCTAATCTTGTTTCTGCTAATTCTCTTGCTGAACCAGCAGCACCATCAAACGCAATATTTAGTTTATCAATCTTAGGTGCATTGTTTGCTAATGTTAGTAATGATTTAGAACCTACAACACCAACTAAGTCAATAGCAGTATTAAGTTGATTAGAACTATTTTTTACTTTTTCTAATGCTTCATTTAATGGTATTCCTTTTTTGTTTAATTCAATAAATGTTTTACTTAAACCAGTTCCAGCTACTGAACCTTTTAAACCGTTGTCAGCCAATACTGCTAATAAAGAAGTAGTTTCTTCTATGTCTACGTTCATTGCTCTTGCAGTAGGTGCGACAAGCTTTAATGATTCTCTTAATGCATCATAATCAAGTGCAGATTTACTTGTAGATAACGCCATTACATCTACCAACCTTTGAGTTTCAGAAGTTTCTAAACCAAACGCCCTTAATGTAGAACCTGTAATAGAAGCAGCTTCAGATAAACCAACGCCAAGCGAAGCAGCCAAATCAAGTGTAGCACCTGTTGCATCTAATATTTCTTTTGTTGTGAAACCAAGTTTAGCCAACTCTGTCTGCAATCCAACAACTTGCTTTGCAGTAAATTGTGTTGAAGCTCCAAGCTCTTTAGCAGAGTTAGATAGTAAACTCATTTCTTCATCACTTGCACCCAATACTGCTTTTAAACCAGATAATTCTTTTGCAAATGCTGCTCCAGTTTTCATTGCTGAAACAAAGACACCACCAATAGCAGTAATACCACCAACTACTGCGCCAATGCCTAAAGTTTTCATTGATATGCCTAACTTGTCTAATGACTTACCAAACCCTTTGCTTGATTTATTTACATTAGAAACTTCTTTATTAGTAGTACTTAAATCTTTATTTAAATTTTCAACGCTTGTTTGAGCCCCTTTAGTTTCTATGTTTACTTTATAATTTACTTGCTTCATTTTCCATTTTAATTTGATTGAAACCCTCTCTAAATGATAACGCTACTTTATTAATGCCTAAAGCGATATTAATATGTTTATCATATATTTTATTGTCTTTACAAAATTCTAATCCGTCTAATAATTCTTTCATTATGTTGGTTCGTTTAATAATTCAAGTGATGATTCTCCTGTTTGTAGTTTAGTAGTTATTTTATTGATCGTAAAAGCACGGCCATTTACAAAAACTTTATCAGCTAAAGAATACGTTAATAAAAACTTTAAGGGTAGTATTGCTTTGTATTTAAATATTCTTGTTTTAGTGTTGAATACTCTAACTATATAATTTTGATAAAACTTTTCAAATAAGGAATTATTAGTTCCACCATAATCGGTTAATGTGTAACTGTTAATCTCACTACCAAAGTTTAAGTTAAATGCTGGTGCAGTTGAAGCAGTTCCTAATTCATTTGCATTGTGAGGCATCCAATAATTTGTAATATTACTTCGTGTTCCAGCTAATGGCATTCCTGTTTCAACTCTTGTGCTTTGTACAAAATTTATTGATGGTGAAATAGATGTTTGGTAAATACCATAAAATAACAATGGCTTTGGCAACACTTCATTATCAGATTCATTAACGCTTAATCCGTATTGTGCTTGTGTATTATTAGTGCTGCTTAAATCTTGTAATCTTTCATACAGTAAATGACCAAAAGGCACATCAACATTATATTCATTTCTTTTACTTGAATCAGCTACATATTGTAATCTTCCATATCTATTATTATGAATATTACTATAAGCTTGTGCAAGTTTTGTGTTTGGTTCTGGGTATTGAAAATTAACATCAGAAAATGGTAATGCTTCACTTACTGTATTTTCATTTGATTGTATATACTCGCTAATATCGTGAGTAGTGGTTGAATCACTATAAAAATCGTCTAATGTTTTAACTACTATTTCATCACTATTATTTAAAAAAGAAGTTAAATTAAATTGCTTAAATAAAGCTTTAAGAAAATCTAAAATTTTCATTTCAGGTATTTCTTGTGTAGGCAATATTGATGAATCAACAGTTGATGTTGATGCGGCAACTTGCGTGTATTGAGATTGATAAACAGTAGAAGTATTACTTAAAACACCAACAGATATTTTTGAAGTAAAAGTAAATGCAGAAGCAGATGAAACTCTTACAACAATTTCTTTTTTATTTCCTATTGCCATTTGATTACCTATATAATCAAAACCAACTGCAAGGGTTTGCGTTCCTATTCCTGTTAATGTTCCAAGCACATTATCAGTTAAATCATTAACTACTTCTATTGTATATTCTTGGCCTGTAAAACCACCAGCTGGAGTTATTTCAGCACTTATACTAAACCCTGATAAAGTTGTAGTTTTTTCTATTTTATATTTTCCGTTTACAAATAAAGCTTCAGCAGTTGCGCCAAAAAAGGTACAAGAACCGCTTGTTAAATCAGCACAAGTAAAAGTTTCATTAATTACTTTTACAGAATTTGAGCTTACTGCTCCAACCTTTCTATTAAGCCACAAGTATAAAGTACTAAATTCAGTTGAATCAAAAAACTCGCTTGATTTAAAAGTTAGTCCGTATTGTTCTTCTATTGCCTTAATTATTAAAGTTGCTTTTATTGCTGGTTTTAAATCTTCAGGAAATACACCCCTTCTGTTGTAATATGTTCCATCTTCGCCACTTGTGTTATAACTTATATTCCCTTGATTATCAAAATTGCCTGTACTATTGTAAATGTATCTTTGCTCTCTTGAAATTAAAGGGTAAATAATTGCATCTGTATATGTTGTTGAATCTACTGTAATATCTAAACCAGCGTTTAATCCAGCTAATATATTAGTGTTATTATTTACATATGAAAAATTATTTAACCAAGCTAAATCATCTAACTGATCTTCACCAAATGTATTATTTAAGCTAACTGTTTTACCATAGAATGTAACCTTGTAAACACTTGGCTTGTTGTGCTTCATCTTAACTTCCTGTAGTTGTATTTTACCACTTTTAAACGGTTGGTAATTTAGCTCTATTATTGCTTCACTTTGTATGTTGCTATCAAAGCCGTCTATGTCAGGATTATACCAATGTTGAAATAGTTTATTGTTGATCTTAGAAGCTGGTAAACTAAACGTCTGCGAATAGTCAGTAAATACTTTGTCTATATCTCTAACATCTTGAATGACTTGTGTTAACGTTACATTCTCATCACTAAACATATCAACCTTCACATAATCTTGTGAAACGTTATTTCTAAACTGAGGTTTTATATATAAAATTAATTCTTGCATTAATGTACATTATTAATTAAATCAAAAGCATATTCAAAGTTGATAGCGTAGTTTATTAGTTTATCATTTAAACTTGTTTTAAAACTTAGTGAACTATCTGCAACTTTCATTGGATATACTGTACTATCTTTTGTCATCCATACTAAATTGCTAACTAATAATTCTTCAAACGTTACGTTCATTGCTTCATTAACAAAACCAGAATTAATACTTATTGATTCATTAGCATTTATGTCATATGTTTTTTTAGCAGCTTCTGTAGTTGTATAGCTTACATTAACTCGGTCTAATAAATTTCTATTAAAACTGTTTTTAGTAACATTCATATTTTCAGTTGACTTTTTAAAGAACCATAAATCTTGCAATGCACCATTCTTATTAATGAACGTTATTTTAATTGGTGTGTATTTACATTCTTCTACTTCTTCAAGTGTTATAATAGTATCTCCAACTGTTCCAGCTATGTCTATTCTATCAGCAGTACCTGTATATGAAATGTATTGTATTTTTTGGTTTGTATTTCCGTTATCTGTAATTGCAGTTGTTTGAACGTTTGAACCGTTTAATTTAAATGTTACATTAGTTGCTGATTCAGCATTAATAGGCAATACAATGTCTGTACCTTTTTTATATTGCATATAAGAAGCAGTTACTAAATCATCTAAATTTAAAAGGTAATTCGCGCCATTCTTAAACGTACTATAACTATCAAAAGCTAAAAATGTACTTGATGAGGTTGTTACTGCGCTTGATGTTGTATATTGAAAGTCAGCAATCACCCAAAGTGTAGAACCAGCACCAGCATACGATCCAGTAAAAGCGTGGCTGAAGTAATCTTGTATTAATTCGCTTATTTCAAACGTTACACTTGTTTCACTATTAATAGGTTCTTTAGTTAATGTATATTGTGGAGAACCTGGTTTATCTCCAATCACTCCACTAAAGATATATAGCTTTAATTGCGTTGATGTTAATCCAGTTACATTTGCTGGTCTAATATAATACGGTGATCTTGTTTGTATCCTTGTACTCATTCTTCAAATTTTAAATTATCTTCTATAAAACCTTCTGCAATTAAATCTTGGTATTTAGGCCAAGCTGCTTCAAATGGTTTAGTAAAAAACATTGTTGCTCTAATTCCTTTATCGTATATGCTTCTACTAATTAAATATGTAAGTGATTTATCTGTTATAAATCTTCCTGTTTTTTTATCTCTACCTTTAATTCCTTTTTGTTTTATCCATTTAGCTATTCCCTCTCTTAGTCCAAACTTTTTACCAGAACCTGTTCCAAACCTATAAGGTGAATTAGCTGATTGATTATAATAAGCTTCTGTACCTCTTACACCTTGATCTTGAAACACACCATAATTCTCACCTAAGAATGATACCTTAGTTCCTTTTATTGTGTATCCTAAACTTTTATATAATGCACCTGAAGCTTTAACATCTTTTTTAGTTAGATTACTTCTTGACTGCTGAATAACATATTTAGCATATACTTGTAATGCATCTTCAAATTTTCCCATTAGCAATAAGTCATATCTGTATTAGTATTTATTGTAAATGTAATCGCCCAACCAGCTAACATATTTTCAAACCTTTCTGTAAACGGTTCACAGTTTGCATCACCTTCAATTTCAAATTCTTGTCTATATAAATCTGCTTTTTGTAATACTCTCATTATGCGAGTGCCTAAAGCTAATTGAGTATTTAATATATCTTGTCTATTGTCATTACCTAAAAATAAACTTGCATCTTCTGAGTTACTTGAATCTACTAAGTCCATTAAAAATATTGTCATACTTTGTTGCACTATATTATCTGTAATTGTTGCGCTATTAATCATTATATGACACAACGGAAATAAACTTTGCTTTTGTAAATCAATATCAGCTATATCGCCAAATGTAACTTGGTGATTAAACGGTTCAGCACTTACTGCATCTTTAATACTATCTATTACTCTGTAAAAACTATTCATATCTTTTTTAAATATATTGGGGCGTGTTCGCCTAAATCTTCTTGTATAAATTCTTCTAACCAATCTAATGCTTCATCAAAGCTCAAACCTTCATCTTGTATAGATATATCTAAACATTTCCAAAAGTCATATATTGCCCTTGTTGGTTTAGTAGCAGTTACGCCTAACATTGCATCCTCGAAGCCATCAGCAAGAACTATGTATTCATCTTCCATAAACAATTTACGTGTTATTAGTTCTTCTATTATTTCAGCTCTTTGCATTTCTTTTTAATATACTTTCTTCAACCTTTGCTTTATCTTTTTCAAATGACAACATATATAAACATTGATGAAGCTTTAATTTAGTTACTTCTTGAATGTTTCTAATGTTTCCATTACTGAGTCCGTAAAGGGATTGAAACCAACCCCATTTTTGAGAGAAGCTATCATATGTTGTGGCAATTTTACGTCCTTCTGATTCTGTAAATAGTTCACTATATGTTTGAATAATTCGGTCTTTAAATTCCAAAAAAAAACAAGCGCACCCATTGCTACATCTAACGGCATATTCTTCATATTGTATTTACTTGCTGTTTCATAATCTTCTATCAAATACTTTTGTTTTCTTGTAAATGTTACAGGCCTAAATAAAACACCCATTGCTAAATCCATTGTTTCCCATTCTGCTAAATATGTATCAAGATCAATATACTCGCCAAATGACATATCATCTAACTTAGGTATAAAACCAAATTCATTATCATTAAAAGTACATCTATCTTTAAATTTAGGTTTGCTTTCAAATAAAGAGTTTAATGCTATTGTTACTTCATTAATATCTTTAACCCTCATTTTAAGCGCATCTTTTAAATTCGCTTTACAAAATATCTCTATCATCTTCTGTTGATAGAAGTTGTTTATTTCTTGACCTTCAGTTATTTTAACCCAATCTTGATACTGTCCTAAAGTAATTTCACTTAATGATTCTGGTATGTTTAATGTTAGTGCCATATTATATAAATGTTTTTTTTTTGACTTTGTTATATAGAAAATTAATATTAGTAATTAATAATAGTGATATTCACCTTTATTTGGATTTTGTAATTGATAGCTAACTGCATATCTTAAAGCATCAATAGCGTGGTTAAATTTATCTACTGGTGTTTGTGATTTCTTTTCTAACCAACAATAGTTATTTAGTTCTTTAATTAAATCTGTGCTTTCTTCATCTATGATTAAATCATAATCTTGCAGTAAGCTTATTCCGTATGTTATTGATCCTTGACCTTTAATAGCTGCTACTATATTATTGTTTCTTGTTAGCTCAGATATTAATCTTGGTTCTGCTGAATCACCTACTATTAAATTTCTATTAGCAAACTTACTATTTAACGTTGCTATCTCGCTTGTTGTTAACTTAGGTTGGTAGAAACATAGTTTAACATATATTAGTTTATTCTCTTTATCTATATTTGTTTGCACTAAGGTTGTAGGATCATTACTAAATCCGTAATCCTGTCCAAATACATTTTTACCTACTTGCTTAAACTTGCCTATCTTCCAATTAGTAAATATAACGCCCTCTGCTTTTTCTAACCACGCGCCAAGTATAGTATGCTTGTATCTACTTGGCCTACGTTCTTTCATACTTTCAATCTGCTCAATATAGCTTTTACTTAGATTCTCTTTATTATCTAAATAAGTTGTATGGCAATATGTAACATTTTCTTTTACTCCATTCATTCCAGCTTGCACTCCTTTATCTTCAAAGAATCTTTTATAAATCCAATGCTCCTTTGTTGCTGGGTTCATTATCATTATAACTCTGTTTCTTATTCCTTGCTGCCTAACTGACAAATCTATTTTATCAAATATATCTTCATCAACCATTTCTTCAGCTTCATCTATTATCCAAGTAGTAATACCTTGTAATGATTTTAGATTAGCAGTTTGATCTCCTGAACTTGTTTTGATTCCTCTAAATAAAATCTTGCTTCCTGTTTCTTTGCAAATGATTTCATCTTTAGTTATATGGAATAAATGATTGTAATTTAATAAATCAATCTTTTCTTTAAACTCAGGAATAATTGAAATGGCAGCAGACCTCAACGTATATCTTGTAAATAATATCTTATGCCTTTCTTTTGATATTGTAAGCATTAAAGCCAAAGTAGATACTGCAAATGATTTGCCAGAACCTCTGCCGCCTGTATAGATAAAGTATCGTGATGGATTGCTTAGAACTATAAATTTATTGTTTACCATTCTTTTTCATTGCCTCCATTAGTTCATCGAAATCAATGCCAACATCATTAGTATTTAAATCAATAGTTTCTTTTGCAGTTCCATACATTGAATCCATTAACTCCTTATATGCTCTTACATCTCCTTGACGCATTTTTTTAATTAATGCAAGCGTTCCAATATCTTCTTGTGTTAATTCTTCTAAATCTCCTGTTATTGGGTTCTTAGATTTCTCAGTAGCTTCAAGCCACTTCCTTGCTATTGTACTTCTATTCTTACTTCCAACAGGCCTTCCAGCTGGATTGCCTGACTGACCTTTTTTAAAAGGATTTAGATTTTGTTCATTTGCCATAACTCTTACCGTTTATTTTTACTTCTAATTTATCATCTAACTTCATCATCCTATCTATTATTACTTGACAGTATTTAGGGTCAAGTTCCATTCCATAGCATTTACGTTTTAGTTGGTGTGCTGCTACCATTGTTGTTCCGCCTCCTATAAAACAATCGTAAATTATATTTTTTATTTTACTGCTATTTTTGATTGCTCTTTCTGCTAATGGTATTGGTTTTTGTGTTGGATGTAATTTGTTTTTATTGTCATTAGGTAATTCCCATACTGTTTTTTCATCAGTTTGCCCATACCATTTAATGCTTTTTCCTTTTTTATGTCCGTAAATACAAGGTTCATAATTAGGTATGTATTGCGACATAAAAGCACCAAGTCCACTTTTAACCTTATACCAACATATGATTGCTCTAACTTCAATATCTGTTTCATTTAAACCAATAAATGTTTCTGTTGATTTACCACTTGCATACCATATATAATAAGGCGAATAATCTTTAGTAAACAAACAAGATGTGTTTATACTATCCTTAAATAAATTGGATAAATCTTTACCTTGCAAAGTATCATTATTAATACCTTTTCTTTTTTTTTCATTATGTCCACCTTCATAACTAACTCCATAAGGTGGATCAGTAAAAACCATATCAGCTTTCTCTCCATTCATCAACTTTGCTACTTGGTCTGAATCCGTACTATCTCCACACAATAATCTATGCTCTCCAATCTCTATTAAATCACCAAGCACAACATCAACCTTTAAATTATCTGGTTCTATATAATCATCTTCTTCTGCTTCAGCTTCTTCAACTTTAAAATCTACAGGCATATCTAAACCCCACTCATCTAACTTATCCATATCCCATTCATTAGCTATCATATCCCAATCCCACTCACCAAATCCTACATTATCTTTTACTATAAATTCTCTCTGTTGATTCTCTGATAATTCACTTGCTTTGATTACAGGAATTTCTTTTAATCCAGCTTCTTGACAAGCTTTCAATCTCATATTTCCGCCCAGCACAATCATTTCTTCATTAACTACTATTGGCCTTATGTCAAGCATTTTTGGAAACTCTTTTATTGACTTTACAAGCTTATGAAATTTGTTATCCTTGATTAATCTCGGATTGTTCGGATTTCGTTTTATCTTGGATATTTTTATTTTTTCTGTTTTCATATTCCTTTAAATATATTAATAGTTTTTCTTCTGTTTCTTTTTTTGTTTTGTGTTCACTTGTTTTGATTTTCTTCTTCATAGGTTTTGTATAAAGTTTTCATTTGTTGTATTAAATCCCTTACACAAGATCCACAGTTTGATGATTCTTTTTTGGCGTTAAATACTCTATTGAATATTTTTAATAGTTCTTTCTGTTCTATATTAGTTAAGGTGTTTTTATGTTTGCTGAAGAATTCTTTTAAATAGTTGTATTCTTCTTCTATTAAGCATTTAGCATTTTTATATGGAAATAGTTTATTTAGTTTTTCTTTACGTGCTTCGCATCCGCAATCTTCGCCAAGTATAAATTTAGCTACTTTATCTATGCCTGTTGCTTTAGTTATCTTTTCTATGCTATCTCCTAATCCTTTAGATTTCATCTTTTAGTTTTCTTTTAATTTTTTTTTTACACTTACTTATTGTGTTGTGTACTACTACGTGACTTATTTTAGTTGCTTTGCTTAAGCTCCGAATTGTATGAAATTCTTTTCTATATAGATTGAATAGTTTGCGATCAAACCAATAGAATGAGTTTACTATTTCATCTATCTTCTTTTCTATATTGAATTTGTTTATCTCTGGTTGTTTTTCTTCTACTGTATGATTATCTTTTAGTTCTGTTTTTAAGCTTTCTTCTTTTTGTGCTTTTAAGTACATAGTGTACAAAATTTTATTTACATATCCAATATGTGGTTTACTATCTACTATTGCTTTATTTATAATTTCATCTTTTGAACTGTGAATCTTTAAGTACATATCCTGAACAATATCTTCTGCTTGTATGTTTTCATCATTTATTAAAGCGTTAACATTCGCTAACCATTTATTATGGTATTCAGCTAATAATGATAATACTTTGTTTTTATCCACGTTCTTACAAAATTATAAATTTTTTTCATTCCTAAATTCTTGAAGCTCTAATAAAAGATTTATGAAATCATTGAATTCGATAGCTACATAATCTAATTGAAAGTTTTTAGTAAATACTACAAGTGGTGTTTTACCACGTGGTGCATCGTTTCTACTTTGTTCTAATGCTTTCCAAATATTAAGTTTTTCTTGATTCTTACATTCAAAACTATATTCACTTATTATACTATTGTCATCAATGCAAATAATATCGCCTTTAAAATCTAAGCCGCCCGAAAGCGGGGTTCTTGATACTTTAATATTAAATACTTCTTTTAGTTTATTAGCTATTGATAGTTCAAAGCGTTTTCCTTTTAGTTGACTTGATCTTCCTCCCATAGTTTATTCTTTAGTTTGTTTTTGTTCTTCTGCTTTCATTAAATCAATTAGTTCATTAATATATTCGTGTAAATCAGGATTAGAAAATAGTAGTACTGCAATTACACTTAAGTTTTTTTGATTAGGTGCTTTAATCTTAATCTTACTTTTTTCATCCATCATTAATGCACACCACATATGCGCCTTGTTGATTTCTTTAATTACTTCTTTGTTTAAAGCTTTCTTTATTTCTCTATTAGGGTTCATATAGTTTTCTTATTTGTTCGCCAAGTTCTTTATCATTAGGGTACAACTCACAATAGTGTTTAATTATGTTTTGGTTAATCCTTTGATGAGGGTGTGTATAAACACAATCTTTTACTTGACGGTATTTATTTAGATTTGTTTTCAAAATACTTTGAGCATATTGCTATAGCTTGATCACTTTTATATCCTTCTTTAATAACTTCAGGTACACATCTGTACATAAAATCTTTTTTCTTTTCGTTTGGTTTTGGTGTAGGCATAATTTATTTATTTATCGTTTTCATTAAAATACAAATCAATTAATCTTAGTAAAAACATTCCTGTGAGTATTGCTACAAAATGTGAAACAAATAGTAAACAGTATATATAATTCATAACTAAAATTTATTAATTTCTTCTAATTTATTAATTTTTACTTTCAATTTTGCATTATCACGATACGAAATTGCATTATCAAGTTTAAGCTTTCTAAGCATCTTTGTTAAATCTCTAATCTCTTGGCTTAACTCTAATATCAATTCTAAGGTATCTTTAAGCGTTTCTAAGGCCTCCAATTTGCCTTTTGGTACTTTACCCTTATCGCACTCGTGCATTGCTCTTATAATTAAAATATCTAATTTGTTTTTTCTTAGTAATAGTTCTAATTCATCCATAGTTTTAGTTTTTAGTTGTTAGTTTTTAATGCGTTTATTCCTCCTATTGTAAAACCCATTCCTGAGTTGTAATCAAATCTTAAAGGTTCAGATAAATTTGTACATCTACCTCCTGTTTCCTTGTCTTTAATTTTTTCTATTCTTACTTCAGTCATCATCCATAAGTCAGGGTGGTTAAGCAAACGATGTACCGAAATAAAATCATCACATCTGTTTGCAAATACTTGACCGCCTTCCACATCAGATTTTTTACACGGTTGTATGTACCCTTCTAATAAATGTTTTGGTGGGTATACTCTACGCGCTGATTCTGTTTGTGGGTGAGTATTAATATAAACTGTTTTTTTAGTTTCATTACAAAACTGCCTAACATCATTACAGAACTGATAATTACGTTCAAACTGGTTAACGCTTCTGTTATGGTTCATTCCTGTAAATGGATCAATTAAACAATTATCACAACCTGATTCTTTAAATAGTTCAAATAGTTGTTTATGGTCGTATACTTTAGAATTATCAATAAATTTAAAATACTTACTAATCTGATTGTTATTAAATCTTATTTCTTCTTTAGTTAATTCATTTAGTTTTTTACCAGTATACATTTGAATTAAATCTCTAATTAATTGACCAGCTTTATTTTCACCACTCCAAATAATGTGTTTAATCTTATGGTGTTTAGTTAAGCAAAGAAAGTAGTATAATATCCAAGCAGTTTTACCTACGTTATCTAATCCAACTATTACATTAAAATTTCCTTGCTTATACCTAATGTAATTATCTAACTCAGTATTTATTCCTAAACCAAGTTTTATTTTACCTTCTTGAAACTTATATAAATAATCTAATGAATCTTTATTTTCTAAAATCATTTCTTTAAAAGGTTTTTTAATTCATTATCAACTTGTAGATTTGGATCGGTAAATTCTTTTTCCCCTACAACCCCTTTTATCTTTTCTTTTCTTATCTTATCTTTTCTTATCTTAATGCTTGAGTCACCCTCAACCCCCACCCTTGAGCCACCCTCAACCCTCGCTTGGTTTGATGCTCTTAATTCAGCAGATATTAAACCACCTTTTTTACCGTTTTTAACATTGGCTTCGTGCCTTTTTTTACGTTCTTTTAATTGTGAATCTAACCAGCTTATATTAATGTATTCACCATCTGATTTAATTAAACCATTATCTAACAATGAATTGTATAGTTCTTCTGGTATTATTCTTTTTACTTGTTGTGTTTTTAGTTTGCAATCTTGCGCCCAATAAAAGCAACAAGCTTTCATAAATGCGCCTTGTTCTTCAAAGCTTAAAAAGCTTATATTTCCTGTGATCCATTGTGATGGATAGAATTTAAAGTATGGTAGTTCTTTCATAGTTTAGTTAAAATTGTGTTTATAGTTTATTCTTTCGGCTTCAAGTTTATAATATAAAAAACTTTGCATACCATTTATATGTGAGTCAGTAGGAAAATAATATTTCCATCCTTTAGACATTCCGCGATTAATATAATAAAAAAATCCAACTGCTACTTTGCCAGTATTTTTTTTAAAATATACTACTGCCGTATTATCTGAAGTTGGTATGATATCACTAATACTAAACTTTTCATTGTTATAATTACCTTCACGATCTTTTTTAGAATATCTATTAGCAATATGATTTACATATGATTTAAGTTCTTTGGCTATTTCTTTATTCATAGTATGCTTGATGTTTTTCTTTATATTGTTCGTAAAATAGTTTTTCTAAGTCGCTTAGTGATTCCCAAGTATATAACCTATCAAAAGTAATAGAATCGCCCTTAGGCAACTCTACTACTTCTTCTTTAGGTTGTTCAAAATCAATATACTTAAAACCTTTTTTAGATGGTGTAAACGCACCAGCAATAGTTGTAGATTCAAACCCCCATTGCTCAGCTATTTCAGGTATAGTATATCCTTCAATTATTAATTCTTGTATAAGATTTGAAAGCGATTTTAAACCCTTCATCATTTAATAGTTTTATAGTTTGTTTATATTTAAAAGGGTAAGTCGCTTTCTTCTTCAACTGTTGGTTGTTCTTGAACTACTTCTATTGTATATTCTTGTTTATTAATGTCAGCTTTAAATACCTTCCACGCACTTAATGCAGTATAATAAACACCTTTCCATTCATTTGTTATTACGTTAAATTCAACATCAACTACATCGCCTTTAGAATTGTATTGAAGAAATTTATCTACTTTTTCTTCACCAAAGATTTCAAAGCAATATAAGTTGTTGTATTCTTCATCTGTTTTAACTAAGAAAGAAGTTTTTTTCCAATCTTTACCAGCTTTAGTTGTACCTGTTTTTGTATCAAGTATGTTTTCTATTTTTCCTGTTACTTTCATTTTTATTTGTTTTTTATTTGTTTATTATAATATCCATTAATTAATCTTTCTTGAACAAGTTCTTCGTATTGTTCATCTATTAAATCAAAAAAATCTATTGTTTCTTCTTCATCCATAATTTATTATTTAATCTTCGTTGTATGCTAATTCTTCTATTTCTTCAGAATACCCTTTAGGTTTACCATCCCAAGCTTTATACTTGCTTACAAGATCAATGTAATCTAAGTAACCAGCTTCAATCATATTATCACCTAATTTAAATACTTTAATGTTATAGGGTATTGATTTTTCTACTGCTATAATATAGTATTTAGTATTTGGTGGATAGTTTTCAAGATACATTGCACCTTGCATTTTATAATCATTATAATACATTTCACGCTTTAATTTAAACGCATCTGTACAAGTTTTTATATCAGCAATCCAACCATCACCAACCATATCAACAAAACCTTTAAAATTAACTCCTTGTTCTACCCAATCTACTCTTTGTTCTCGCTTTGTACATTTGCTTATTAAGTCCATAAATACTTTATCGTTTGCAACTGCATTAGTGATTTCTAAAGCACTATCTAATTCGCTTTGTTTTATGATAGTTTTATTTTTGTTTAGTTCTGAGAATTCAACCCAATCTTTACCACGCCTTGTTTTACCTTGATAAACAACATATTCAAAGTCAAAGGTTTCAGGTTCTAATATAATTTTGTGAATTAAAGAACCAAATAGCATTGCATCGGTTTTTGTTTGTTTGCCCTCCCAATATGCCAGTAAATGATTTGGTGAACGTTTAAATTGTGTTAAAGCTGAATAGCTTAGATGATCTTTTTTCATAGTTTAGTTTTTATGTTGTTTAGATATTTGTTCTAATAAAGTTTTATATGCTATTTTCTTTTCGCTTGATGTTTTACATCTTTCTTCAATTTCAATAATGCGTTCATCAATAGTTGATAGCAATATGTTTAGGTAGTATTGTTCGAATGTTTCAATCATTTTTAGCTTGTTTAAAGGCGTCTGCTTCAACGTCTGAGTAAATACCATATTCATAAGCGTTTATTAATTTAAGCACGCATCTATCAATACCACGCTTTTCGGCCATTGCTCCATAATAAGTTGAAGTACAATTTTTAGTTGATGCTTCACCAATGCTAATAATACTTCTATTTTCTTTTTTCATAGTAATTAAAAAACGTGCAAAGTCAACTTCTGTATTTAATATTTCAAAGTTTATTAATTGTATGTTTTCAATGATCGCTATTTTTTCTATTGCATCGTGGGTGATTATCCACATACTTTTTTGTCCTCTTTTTAATTCCCAGAAATCATTTTTTCCGAGATTATACTTTTTTGCTAATTCTTTTATTCTCATAGTTTCTAATTGTTATTATTGATTGTTTTATAGTTTGCATTCTTTTTGGAAAATAATTATAATCATTATTTTTTAGTTTTTTATCTAAGTCATTAAATAAATCTAAATATTGAGTGAAACGTTCTTTATGAATTATAATATCTTTTTTGCTTGGTGTCCAAGTATCTGAACATAATAATGTTTTATTGTAATTTATTCTAATTACTAACATTCTTAATTCTTCGTTTAGTTCGCTTGTTTTGTCAAAACGTTCCCATTCTTCAAAATGAGTCATATAATTATTCCAATTCATAGCAGTTCTTTTATCTTATTAATAATGTTATAAAGCTCCATAAATTCGCCTGTTTCTACGATCAGGTGGTGGTTAGTTTCAAAGCTTGTGAACTGTACTATAGTTGGTTGGCCTTCTTTCTTTTCAATACTTACTTCAACATCAGTATGGCCATCTTGAAATTGAAATACTTGTTTAGTTGGGGTTATTTCCATTGTTTTAATTTTTAGTTGTTATATAATCTTCCATAAATTCAACGATTAATTTAGAATAGCTTGTGCCGTTCTGTTGAGCTTGTTCTACAAACTTCATCATTGTTTCTCTTTTGTCTTCTGGTATGTAAAAAGTTCTTACCATTTATTCATTTATTTTAGTTAATAATTCAAGAACCATTGTTTCTTGTTTCTTTCTTTCTTTTAGTGCTAATGCTGCTAAATGTGGTATGTCATTAAATAATGAATCAGCATTAAATACTATTGTACCGTTTTCACACGCTAAATATACTTCACCATCACCACTCCAAAGCGTATGTGTTTCGTGAACGTATATAGTTTTATCATTTTCCATATTAAGCTATATTTAAAATTATTAATATTATTAAGTTATAAGCTACATACATAGCTCCGAGTAATGTTAGTGATTGTAATATAAGTTTTTTCATTGTTGTAATTTAAAAGGTGGCTTTTACACCACCTTGTTAGTTTATAAAGAATAACTATCGTAAAGTAGAATTTTTTCTGTTTTTTCTTTTGATTTAAAAGACCAAAAATCTAAGATTATATATTCTTTGTCTGTGATAGTATTTAATAAATTTTGTGCTTTTATTTGATAATTTTTTTTACCCTTTACAACACATTCAAAGTAATTATAGTTGTCTTCGTTTCCGTATCTGTCTGTGGTAATTTTTAAAGTAACTTCGTAATAATTCATTTTTGTTAGTTTTATAATGTAAATATATATATAAATATAATACGAATTACATTTCACTATAACTTTTTTTAAAAAAACTTTAAAATAGATGGGTGAGTCGAGCAACTTGGCCGTGTTCTTTAGAAAATATAAAAGCTTCTATAGCTTGGTTGTTAGAAGATGTGTAACCCATCTTTGAGTGCCAAGTATCAGCTGGTGATGGGCTACGGAAAGATTCTAATGTGCAACCGATTAAATCTTTGTTGCCGATTTTATGGTGGACGTGGTGCGTAAACATATACCTATATTTGGTGTTGCTCCAATCTTTTGACTCATCTGCCATTAATAAAGGTAATAAATCCCATTTCGCACCGTGTCCGTGTGTTGATCCTATTAAATTGTTATGCCACTTAAAATACTTTCTATGATGCAAACTAATATCAAAAGTTAAGTTCTTGTTATTCTTAAAATAAGTTGCTATTACATCAGCTAAACAAAAGCCAGTTAAGTAATCGTGATTAGAAGAATTATAAATTATATGTATGTCAGGATAAAATTCCAACAGAGATTCAATGATATTAATATATAATCTTTTTGCGATATGAAAATGTTCGTAAAACATACCATCGACATCCTGAACAGTACCACCCGTAGTTTTATTGCTACCATTTGGTGTATCAATATGCATTGCATCATTGCCTATTATTAGAATTATTTTGTCTATATTGAACCCCTTGCTTTTTTCTAAGCAACCTTGAACACCCTCTAACGTTCTTATAACTGCCGTTTGTTTATTGTATTCTTCACCTGTTACAAATGATTTGCAAAGCTTACCTATATGAATATCTGCTGGTGATATTAACAAACAATGGCCATCGTGTACTTTTGGTTTTTTAACCTTTTCAAAATCTGGTGCATATTCTTTTAAATCTTTAACTAAATCTTTTTTAAATTGTTTTAAGTCATTAGTTCTAAATGCACTATTCTTAAAATATAATGATGATTCCTTTGATTTAATCCAACCTGAATGGACATCATTTGGATTGACGCCTTGAAATTCAGCTTCTTCTTTAATTCTTCTGTATTCTCTTAATACATCAACTTCATCAGGTTTTAACCTGTATCTTAAACTACCACTACTTTTTTCTTGTTTATTAGGTTTCATAATATGCCTAACTTTTTAAGCACCTTAGAAGCAACTAAAATAATTAAGCCGATGATAACCAATGAACCGTATTTCTGCCAAAACGTTTGTTCTTGAATAGTGATCGTTTCAAAAGGTATAAATCTATCTTTAATAATTGTGTCGTTTTTACACGTGACTTCGTGCCAAATTTCTTGCCGTAATGTGTCGAAATAATACCTTGCTTCAATTCTGTCATTGTTTACTATAATAGTCGTGTCGTGATAGCTTACTGTTTCTATTGTATCATAACTATAGTTAGGCACTATAATAGTATCAATAATCTTAATAGTATCTATTTTGCTTAAATGCGGGTGATTTCTAACTAACCTGTTTAATCGCTTTTGAGGTGAACAACCAATTAATAAAATTAAGAAGAAAACTTGGATAATGCTTTTCTTAACCATTCTTTAGTTTCAGTTCCTTTAAATAAAAACAATGCTAACGAAACTGCTAATATGCTTAGAAAACTAATTAACGTTTCTTCATTGTAGTAATACATATAAACATTGTATATAAATAGTGCAATGCCTAAGATGTTAGTTATGATGTTTTTTACTTTATTACTCATTTTTTATTTTTTTTTAAATCTCTTGCTTTCTTACTTTTAGCTTTGAAACTTTTAGGTTGGTATTCTATATATTCTACTTCAGCATCAAAGCACGGGCAGGCCTTCATAAATTCGTGTGCCTCAACCCCATCTCCATCAGGGTCTTTGCTATAGTCCCGATGGCCGTGTATAGAAGCATCAGGATAAATATTTTTAAGTATTTTAATAATCTTAATTAAAGCTAATTTCTGCGCTTCTGTGCGTGTATCTTTTGGCTTTAGGTTGGCATCTACACCACCAATGTAAGCAATGCCTATAGAAGCTCTATTACCACCACCAGCAACGTGTGCGCCCATTACATTTACTGGTCTACCAGCTTCAATTTTACCGTCTAAGGCAATTACATAATGGTAGCCGATTTGGTTGAAACCTCTTTTTCTATGCCAACCGTCAATAGTTGCTGCACTAACATTTCTACCTTCTGGTGTTGCGCTACAATGAATTACAATCTTATTTACTGCTCTCATAACTTTGTTTTTTAGTTTCTATATAAGTATAATAATACGCATAATTTTCACTACAATTTTGAAAATATATGTTTATTTTATTTTTTGATTTACTCATTAGAATTTTTTCTTCTTGAAACTGATTTCTTAGCGTTCTGAATTAAACGTTCTTCCATCTTAGCAATCTTTACTCTTAAGCTTGTGTTTTCTTGTATTAAAGTATCTATTTTTAATTCTAAATCAGAAATCTTACCTTTTAATTCCTGAATAACTTTTAATGAAAGTCCATCAACACGTTCTTCTTTAGCTGCGCTAATATCCATACGCTTCTTGACTATATTCCAAATCTCCTTCAATCCTAAAGCTGAAACTACACCAGCTAAGGCAACTAATAAACTGTGATCTTCCATTCTTAAGTTATTTTCCTTGTCCATTATATTTTTTACAGTAGTTTTTACTACCCTTTAATTTACTCATTTTACTTTTAGCGTGTATGCCTTT